CTATGGTCCTCTCTCCATGCTGCCCTTATTGATATTGTCATACTCTACTAGCCTCTTCATTGTTCTCTGGTATAGCTAATAATCATCGGTCAGCATCCTTCCCTTCTTATCCTTCCACTAATCTAATAATCCCTATGGCAAATGGTTACAACCTGTCCCTGCATTCAATGTCTTGCATTTTGCTCTATGGGTAGTTACTTCTAGTTGTAACTAGGTTGAAGCTGTCTAATATGTTTCATCGACAACCTATACCTCTTTGTAGTATTGTGGGTTCAAACCTAATTTAATCAATGTCTCTGCTTCTGCCTCAAGTATTTCCTTGCTTTCATATATATAATGAGTGTATTTCCCTTTCTCCTCAACCTAGGTACTAGCATCTAAAGGTTGCCTATCCGTTTTCAACATGGATATAGTTAGGCTGGGTTGGTTATTCCCATGACAAGTCAATTACTCTTCGACACTAACTGTCTTCTTAGGTTACCTCACCATCTATGGTCTTAAGTCAGGATATCTAAAACCTCCTGCTCTATCCTCCATCATTCTAATCATCTTTTGATCCAAGTATTCTACATCCTACACTTTCTCTGCTCTTTCATACCATTCTGCATCTAAATAGAGATATCCATAAGGGTCCATTAAAAGGGTCATTTTCCCAGCTCCATAATCATAGTAGTCTCCATTGATCTAGATTTGTCCATTGTTCTACCTTGGTATAAGAGTGGTTACGAAGCTTAGTTCATCTCCTTGTTTCACTTTCTCAAATCCTATTTACTTATCGCACTTTCTAAAATGCACTCCCTTCTCTGATGCTGCCACTACAAATACAAATCTGGGTTTGCTTGATCCTAACATTCTTGCATTGGTTTCTGTGATGTAAATCACCTACACTCCTATTGCATGGAAAGTGCAAGCCAATGTGTGTGGTGTGGGTGCAGCTCCTTCAAAGTATGCTGTCAGGCTTGTTATGTATCGCTGTGCTGCTATCTGTGCTCTGTGTAATGCATAAGAATTACCCATGGCTTGGGCTCCAAATAATTCTATGCATATTGCTCCATATGCTACATTTAGCCTTGACTGTCCAGCATTCACTGGGATTTCTTAAGTGGCTTCTATTACACTCTGCTTGAGTTTGCTCAAATCATCTTATACATCCTTGCATATAATTGTCCCAAAATCCTCCTTTGCTACTTTTGCTTCCTTCTGTTTGATGGTTGCCACTTGCATTTTAAATGCTTAGTAGTCTTTGAGCATTTACACTAACCTTGCCTAAGGTAAATCTCCAATGGCTCCATTCACTTTTGGGGCAAGTTCTTCTCCTACTTCTTGGACTACGAAATCATATAATACTTCACTCAGTCTTACCCTGTAGTCCTCACTCTTCGCATAGACGTTCACATTCCTTACTGCTTTATGATAGTCGCCTTGCGTCAATTACTTATGATCTGTTACTAGTTTGTCGGTTTATCCGTTAACCGTAGGTCCAGCTGCTTGCTTGATAACATATTGTTATTTTGCTTGCATAGTCAAAAACTC